AAGTTAGGTATAAAATGAAAAGTATATCAATTACTGTAGCAACTGGAATTCTAGGGTCACATTTATCAAACTACTATTTATATGTAGGCTGGGACGTTTTTTTTTTATTAAAAGATGAACATAGTAAAACACAATTATCTACAAAAGTTAACAAGGTATATGGAAGTATCAATAATAAAACAGATATTGATTTCTTTATAGAAAAGTCAAGACCTGATTATTTTATTCACCTTGCAGCACAAACACAGGCATATGACTCAATAAAGTATCCATACAATACATTTTATACAAATTCTATTGGAACTCTAAATGTTCTTGAGTCATTAAGGGAATATAAAAACTGTAAATCAATCATTGTTGCATCAAGCGATAAAGCCTATGGCGAATTAACAAATGATGAATATTTTGAAGATCACATTCTTAATGGAATTTATCCATATGACGCATCTAAATCTATTACAGATATTATGTGTAATTCATATAGAAATACATATAAGATGCCTATCATAACTACTCGTGCTTGTAATATTTATGGAACTGGAGATAATAATACTCAAAGATTAATCCCTGGAATTGTTAAAGCACATAAAGAAAACTCTAAATTTATTATTAGAAATGGTGGAAGAGACGTTAGAGAATATATAAATGTTGAAGATGTGGTTTCTGCATACATAAAGATACTTGAATATGGAGAAAGCAATAACAACATTCCTTCATTTAATATATCATCTGGAGATAGATACTCAACTTTAGAAGTATTTAACCTTGTTCAACACCACATTGGAGAAAAGGTTAATCATGAGATTATTGAAAGCGATGGATTTGAAATTAAAAAACAATTCATGAACTCATCACTATTGCAAGAAAAAACTGGATGGAAATCACAAAAAACTATGATAGAAAGTATGAAAAGCATAGTTGCTTTTTATATGGATTAAAACAATAAAAATGATTAAAAGTTTAGTTAATGGAGAATTTGAAATTATTCTTCCAGAGCATCGTGCAAACAGACCTGAATGGTATACAGAAAAGGGTTGGGAAAAGGCTAGACTTAAATCAATGAATAATAATCTTGGCAAGGGTGATGTAATTTATTATGTTGGTGGTGAAGAGGGAGAAATGGTTGCTCTTTGTCAAATGTGGGGAGCAGAAACTGTTATATTTGAACCGAACCCAAAGGTTTGGTCACATTATCCTTTAATCTGGAAAGCAAATAATTTAAACAAGCCTCTTGTATGTATTCCTGGTTTTGCATCAAATGAGAATAATGATCTTTTAAGAATATATCATAATGAGTTTCCGCCAGAATCCAACAGTATCATTGAGGCAGCGCATGGCTTTAAAGAATTACATACAGAAGGGTCGTTTTATGGTCAAGTAACAATAGACTCATGTGTTTATGATCATAAGATTAAGCCACCTACTGCAATTACAATTGATGTTGAAGGAAGTGAGTGGGCTGTTTTAACTGGAGCAGAAAAAGTTTTAAAAGAGTATAAGCCAAAAATTTGGTTATCTGGTCATCCAGAATTTATGATTATGTATTGGAACAAATACTTATGGGATTTAAGATACTGGCTTATGGAACTTGGATATAAAGAGACAATGCTTGACTATCAGCACGAGGTGCATTTACTTTATGAATAAAATAAAAACATACTTATATTCTTTTAGTGAAAATGATTGTGCTTCTGATAAATGGGATTATGGCTTATTAAAAGAAGTATTTACTAAGTATAATATAGAACAGGTTAAAGTTTCTTCTTTGCCAAAGGTAGATAGGGCTTTTGTGGTAATTCCTGGACCACAAAATATTAATCATGAAGAACATATTAATAAAGAAATACAAAATATATGTAGATTGGTTTTATTTATAACAGGAGATGAAGAAGGATTGTTTGATATAGAAAAGATTAATCATCCTAACGCAGAGATATGGATTCAATATCCTTACGAAAAACACAAAAATTTTAATAAATTGCCAATTGGAGTTCCAAAACATTTAAAACAAATGATTCCAGAATATCCAGAAAAGCAGTATAACGTTTGTTTTAGTGGTCAAATAACACATCAAAGACGTCAACAGTTGGCTGCAGTCATGCCAACCTTACCCAATAGCCTTTTTACCCCCACAGCAGGCTTTGCACAAGGCGGAGACCCAAAAGATTACTATAAGGCTTTAGCAAGTTCCAAGATCGCCCCTGCACCATCTGGTGCCGCAACAGTTGATACCTTTAGATTCTTTGAGGCTATAGAAATGTTATGTATACCTATAGGAGATAAAATAAATTCAAAGGGTAGTTATTTAGAGTTTTATAAAAATGTATTTGGTTATGATATTCCAGTTAGGTTTGTTTCTAATTGGTCTGAGTTAAATGCATTAATCCCAGAACTTTTGAGTGAGTACCCAGCAAATATGCATAAGGTAGTTTCTTGGTGGATTAAATTTAAAAGAGATTTAGGAATTAAGATAATGGAACAAGTTAATGAATAAAAATGATATCACTATAGTTATGGCTACATCAGTTCTACCAAGCCATCCTAATACAGATATTATTGATGAAACAATAAGATGTATAAGAGTTCACTTTCCAGAAAATGAAATCATAATGCAGGTAGATGGTTTAAGAAAAGAACAAAAAAATAGAAAAAAAGATTACGATGAGTATAAAAATCGCATACTTTGGAAGTGTTTACATGAATATAAAAATGTTATTCCTTTTATATTTGAAAAGCATAGCCATCAAACTACAATGATGAATAAAACTATTAATGAAATAAAAACTCCATTAATGTTATATGTTGAAGGAGATGCTCCATTAACTCCAGACGAACCTATTGACTGGGACAGTTGCTTAAACATGTTTAATAATAACCAAGCAAATACAATTCGTTTTCATTTTGAAGCATTAATTCCTGAAGCACATAAGCACCTTATGTTTGGTCTTGATAATATATTTATGAAAACTGCACAGTGGAGTCAAAGACCTCATTTAACACGAACAGAATATTACAAAAACATTGTTTTGCCAAACTGTAAAGATATCTTTTTTATAGAAGATACATTTCATGGTAAAGTACAAGATGATATATTCCCATATGATACATTTAATGAAGATGGATGGGATATGCATAAACTTTGGATCTATCACCCTGAAGGAAATATTAAGCGTTCATATCATTTAGATGGTCGTGAAGGTGGAAGAAAGTTTACAACAGATGACGATACCTGGGGGTATAAAGAGTGAGACTAGGAATTATTGCACGATCAGACAATACTGGGCTGGGTAATCAAACAATGGAACTTGTAAAAATGTTAAATCCAGACAAGATTCTTTTAATTAACTCTTCATTTTTTAATAGTAACAAGCAACATCCAGAGTGGTATAAAGATTATAATGTTTTACAAACTACAAAAGGAATGCCTAAAACAAATGAAATTCTTGCATTTTTAGAAAACCTTGATGTTGTTATTAGTTGTGAAACCTTTTATCACTTAGAATTTGTAAATCTTGCTAAAAAACGTGGGATAAAAACAATACTTCAATATAACTATGAACTATTTGGCAATTTAGCACATCCAGAATGGGAACTACCAGATGTATTGCTAGCACCAAGTATATGGAATCTTGATGTTGTTATTGATAAGTTTGGTAGTAAAACAAAAGTAATGCATTTGCCACCACCAACAGATAGTAGTTTGTTTGACAATGCTAGGAAAATAAACCTTGAAAAAGACCATAAAAGAATTCTACATATTGCAGGTAAGAAAGCGGCAAAGGATAGAAATGGAACAGATACTGTAATAGATATGTTAAAGTATTCTAGTGGTGATTTTGAGTTAGTTATAAAAACTCAAACACCATTAACAACAATATCTCATGATCCAAGACTTAAGGTTGACATGGGCAATCCAGATAGCAGAGAAAGCATGTATGAAGGTTTTGATGCTATGATTTTACCTAGACGTTATGCTGGTCTATGCCTACCTATGAATGAGGCTCTTATGAGTGCCCTGCCAGTTTTTATGACTGATGTATCGCCAAACAATGCAATACTCCCTAGCAAATGGTTGGTAGAATCATCAAAAATAGATGAGTTTAAAACAAAATCTATGGTAAATGTTTATAATGCTAATCCTAAAAAACTTGCTAAAATAGTAGACACATATATTCAAAATGATAGAAAAATTAATATGAAACAAAATGCAATAGATATAGGCTTAGAGAATTTTTCTGTAGAAAGCCTTAAAGATAAATACATAAAAATTATAAATGAATAAACAGAAAAGCCAGCCTATCTCTAGACTGGCTTCCTGATAGAAGATTGATTACTTCTTAGCAGCAGCCTTTTTTGCTGGTGCCTTTGCAGACTTTAGAGCCTTCTCAACTTCCTTAGCATCTGGCAATACGCCAAAAGCCTTGTCATTTGGATTAATTGCTCTAATTGCTACTGGCGCAATGGCTGCAACAAGTGCTGTCCATAGATCCTTTGGATCTGTTACGCCTGCCATATATAGTGCAAGACCTGATGCAAGTACTGAGCGACCATATGATGCTAGCATTGCCTTAGTCTTATCATTGATTA